CTTCTTTGCCGTCTGGACGCCAAAGGTAGCGAGCACCCCAGTAAAGACAGACGCGATGAAAGTTGGGTCAAGTTTCTGCTCGGGGATGCCAAGTGCGGGCGGCAACTTAATGTAAGCAAGGGTAAGAATGCCACCAGACCAGATGAGGATGCCAAGACGCACGAAAGTGCTAAGGATGGCAAGGTGTTCCTCGCTATCCCCAGCAGCATCCTTAAGCTTGGCAAACATCCCCTTCTTCTTTTCTACCTCTTTAACCTCCTCTTTGGAAGATTCTTTAATTTCTTCTGCCATGATGAGCCACAATTAGGCTCATCTATTTAGGCTTCGGTAGGTTGACGTTTCTTGCCAATATTATACTTGGACTCAAGAGTCCATTCGTGCTTTTCTTTATATGCAATGACTTTGATTTGACTCAAAGGTGCAGCATCCTTTACTGCACCCTCTTTAACAATCTCTACTAGACCCCAGTCAGACAGAAGTTTAATAATGCGATTACGTCTCTGAACATCGTTCTCAGAAAGATTTGCACGTTTACCATCCAGTGCAAATAGTTCTTTAAAGTGAACAATATAATATTGTCCTTTCTTGTGAAGAATATGACAAGACTGATACAGTTTCTTTTCTTTACGAGAAGCAACTCCAATACGAGTAAGAGTCTCACGAACTTTCAGGAAATCATCAGGTTCCTTTAAGTTCACTTCTACCATATCTTCTTTTGTCCATTGAACTTCATTAAGTTCGCTCATTGTTTCTTACCCCCTTTATTCAGTTTATCTTTAATAATTTCAAGTTGGTTGTCGGTAAGAATCCTGAGTGCTTGCATTGCTTTCTCGGTTGAATAACCATAGAACTCTTTGACAAGTTCAATATCCTTCACCTTTTCTTTCTTACCCCAAGGAGAAAATCTCTTGCGGGGTCTCACCGTATTTATACTGAAGTTTCTTATCAAGTCCAGGATACTGGTTCATTTCGTTTGCAAACATCACAGTATCCATGTGATGCGAGATACACTTATTGATGATGTAAGGGGGATAGTGCTTTTCCCAGAGGGGATCATCGGATTCCATCCGATTTTCCTTTGTTAAATTGATAGAGTTCAGATAATCCTTTAGGGGATAACGCTCATCAAATGACATAGTTTAGAAGAAGAAGTTCTTTGCGTTGTTGCTGTTCTTTCATGTAGTCTCCTACAGAACGCATGGTGTAAGTATGATCATACTCATAAGGTTTCCAATCAATAAATCTGGACTTGATTAGATTGGAAGAATTATAGGAGACCATCTGGTCACAGACGTACCTGTCACAGGTGTAGAAAAATTCATCATGGTCAAATCCTTTGTGCATGTTACCACGCTTCCCATAAAGGTTTGACTTGATTTCATACGGAGGGTCTAGGTACATAAAGACACTCTTATCGTCTGTCATCAATTCATTATATGGCAGGTTAGTAATCTTCCAGTTTTTGATGACTTGCTGGTAGTAAGGGATCTTGTCGATTCCTCGCATACTAAAGTTTGACTCGGACGCCTGCCTGCTAAAGGATGAGGACTCAGTGAGACCAGAAAAAGAGCACTTGTTAATAATGTAGAAACTAACAGCACGGTCCTTAGCAGTAGTCTCTCCGACTGGTTTAGCGAGATACTCTTTAGCATCCAGGAAAAGATATTTTGCCGAAGTGGGGTCAGGATGCCTTTGTTTGAGTTGGACGAGTTCGTTTCTAATTTCATTGCCATTGTCCCGAAGTTCACACCAAAAGTTATAAAGAGGTTCGTACAAATCGTTCACCCAAATATCTAGGTGAGGATACATTTGTGTAATGTAGAGTGCTACAGAACCTCCACCAAGGAAGGGTTCACGAAACTCTTTATAGTCCTGAAAGAGTGGAAAAAACTCTGCTAACTTTTTAACTGCACGAGACTTTCCACCAGGATAACGAAGGGGAGTTTTCAAAGAAGTCATTTAAAGTTGCACTCCAGCATCAATTGGGTCAAGCAGGCAAGAAGGTTAATCTCCTGGTCTACAACAAAAGCAGATTTATATTGATATTCAGCAATAATCAAAACCGCTGCAGCAATACTAGGACCATCCATCACACCAGACAGATTATCATAGAGTTTACGCATAATAGAAGTGGGGTCGGCATCAAGATTCTGTGTCACCCATTTCTTAACATCGTTGAACTTCTTGTTCTTCAGTGCCTCCACAAGGGAGTCTACGTTAGCATCACCTAGCGTCGCCAGAATGCCAGTGTCGATAGACCCTGTACTTGCATATCGTTGGAGTTCATTGATAGTGCGTCGAAAGTCGGGGAAGTATTTTTGGATGACTTCTGCCACAACTCTAGGAGCGAAGGTGACCTCCTCGCGTTGGAGGATGTCTCGGCAACGATTGAAGAAAGCGCCTGCCAACTCCTGCTTAGTTTGTCCACGAACATTGAACTCTACGACTGTCGTCCTACTATGTAGGGGTTCGATAATCTTGTTTTTGAAATTACAAGTGAATATGAACCGACAGTTTTTTTGGAACTCTTCGATACTTGCACGAAGGAGTAGTTGTACATCGGATGTTGTGTTATCTGCTTCATCAATGATAAGAACCTTGTGACGAGCAGAAGCAGTGAGAGACACAGTACTAGCAAAGTTCTTTGCCTGATTGCGTACAGTGTCCAAGAATCGACCTTCATCGGACCCATTGATAACATAGTAATCTGCTCCAAGTTCATTACAAAGTGCCTTGGCAATAGTAGTCTTGCCGACACCAGCAGTTCCAGAGAGCAGCAGATTGGGGATTTCACCCTGCTCAATGAAACTCTTGAAGGTGTCTTTTACGGCATCAGGAAGAATGCATTCGTCCACAGTCTGAGGACGATACTTCTCCACCCAAAGGAAATCATTCATTCTAGAGGTCTTACAAATTCATTACAAATAATGTCAGATGCATAAAGCACCCGTTTCATGTAGTCTACACCCTTTTGTGGTGTAGTGTGGTCTCCACAAGTGAAGACATCACAAACTGCCATACCCAACTCTGGCCAAGTGTGAATGCTAATGTGCGACTCAGCTAACATAGCAACACAAGTTACACCTTGAGGGTCAAACTTGTGAGAGTTAAGTGCCAATAGAGTTGATTGACACTCGACACTTGCGTGATAGACCATATCCCTAATGTATTGCTCATCGTCAAGAAGAACCATACTACACCCTTTAAGGGTGAACAGGACATGTCTCATCAGTTGTTAGGCTCCAACGCAATGAAATATTTGATACCATCACCTTGGAACAAAGCAACGTTGTGCTTGCTGACAGTAACGT